AGGATTCGGATTGGATTGGATTACGGGGACATTTGCTATCATCTGATATCATCTGCTTGCAAATGGTAGCAGATGCTTGCAAACTGCTATCAGGTGAAGGATATTTGCTTCGCTTTGCTCGCACTTGCTGGTGCTTGTCCCACGTTTTCATCTGAAGGTATGGTTTGCCATCAACCTCATACAGAATGATCAATTCGGCTTCATGCAGGGCAATCAGAGCTGCCTGCACTTCCTCGGGCTTGATGTCCTTCAGCGGGAACAGCCGGGAAGAAAGAATCTTCACCCTGGCATCCATCCTGCCGTAATCGTCACAATTCACGATCAGCCGATAAAAGAAGGTTTCATGGAACGGTGAAAGCTGATCCACGTTTTCGCTGGCGCAGATGCTTTCTTTGATAATCCTGTTAGGCATCTTCTTCCCTCGCTTTCTTGCGGTTATAACAGATGCCGCCGATCTTGCTAAATGCGGTTTCCCAGCTTCTCGGATACTTCATGTAATAACGTTCAAGTGATATTTCGGCGGCTTCTAATACCTCGTTTATCCCGAACCTCTTTATCAGCCGCCTTGTATTGATCCGCCCGGTTTCGCTAAAACCGAAATCCGTATATTTGATAAAAATGTTTTCTACCGCGTCAATCTGAATTTCCATTTCGGTTTCCAGTTCATCACGCCACTTAAGCATCATTTCAAGTTGTTCACGGCGTTCCTGTTGGGCTTCAAGCTGCTGACGCTGAACCTCGACCATTGACTTATCAGAAAGAACCCGGTCACTCTTTCCGCGATTGCAGTCCCGGCAAGCGGTAACGAGGTTCATAATGTCATTCGTACCGCCTTTTGATACAGGTTTGATATGATCTACTTCGAGGATCACGTCCGGCGCGGCTGCTCCGCAGTATTGGCAGCGGAAACTGTCACGCTTAAACACTTCAAACCGGACGGACTTTGGTATCGGTTTTCTCGCCATGTTTACGCCACCCATCTATACCGGATATACCGGGTTATTTCGCCGTCTTCATTCTTACCGGTTTCCCATGTCCGGGAAATATGCTTCTGCGTTTCCGGGTCAAGTTCGCCGATCCGTGTTGATAACTTCGTGATCCGCAGCTTTACGGTTGCTTCAAGCGTTGTCAGCCCTTCAGGGTTATTCTGTAAGTGCTGAACAATTCGGTTCCCTTGCTTCATGGCTCGTTACCTCCAAACTCCAAACATTCAGGATCAGCGTCCGGGTCTTCTTCCCAGGCTTCGCAACGGTCGGTCAATTCCCGGTCATCCGTTTCGGAGTTATAATAGGATTCATCCATGTTGTTCCAATTAAGCGTGCAGGCTTCATGCTTCCAGTCGAAGTTCATGCAGTTCCAGCACCCGTCAGCAGGCTTTTCCTGCGGCTCCGGTCCCCCTCGATCAAATATCCTCATTTCTGCCCGGTCAAGGTAAACAGTCGGGTTATGGTCGCCGAAATCCGGCATCGGGGCGTTGTCTTCATCGTTATAAACGTACATTTAAGAAACCTCCTTTTCCGGGTATTCTCCGGAGAAGTTAATTCCCAAGAACCAGCATTTCCCGTCCTGCTTTGAGAAGGTCAGGTATTTTCCGCGCCAGCGAAAACGATCTTCCTTCGGTGTATTCCCAACGCGAACCATCTGATATTCATGGGAATACGGCTCGCTACACTGGAAGTACGGGCATGGATAGGAATAATTCAGCGGCGGAAGAACGTTCAGGAAATGCTCATATATTTCCTCGCTGACTTCCGTCCATGCCGGAACCCGTCCCCAGCTTTCCGGCCAGTTGTCTCTCGTGATCTTTTCCATTGTCAGTCCTTCTTTCATAAATAGTTTTTGCGAAATATCTGCATCCATTCTTCGTGGCTGTGCCTCGCTTCAAAAGCGATCTGAGCAAGCCTTTTAAGGGAATCGCCCTTTTCCCGGTTGTATTGCGCTCCGTCCGTACCTGTGTGACAATCATGGCAAAGATAAACCCATAGACCGTACTTTTCAGATAACGGACGGTTCGCAACACCGCCGAGAACGTGATGGCGTTCAAGCCCGGTTACCCTGCCGCAGAGGTAACAGCGTTCTCCGTTTTGCATGATGCTTTTGCTGGGCTTTTCCACTGGCGCTTCATCCTTTCAACTTCTTTATCGGGCACCGTAGGGATACCCAGGCTTTCTGCATCCTGAATCAGGCTGTCGATGAATCTCGCCATCTGCGCAGAATCGAAATCACTTGAACCCTTCCACGCCTTGACGTTAATCCAACCCGGTTTCGTGGAACCGGGGATGATCTCCACCTGTCTGCCAAGATGACCATGCGTCCAGATTTCACAGAACGTTTCATACGCCGTTTCCTTCATGCCGTAATAGTCTGCAATCCCGCCGATCTCCCGAATGGCGTTGCGGTATACTTCGGATACCGGAAGGTTCATTTTCTCGGCGATCTTATCAAGGAGCGTCCATGCAAACGCATTCGCAGATAAACTCCGATGTTTGCTGGCCTTCTTGATCTCGACCTTCACCGGCTCGCCCTTCAGGTCATCAAACATCTGCCCGGGGTTATCCCGGGTGGTGAATGATACCAGCCATTCACCACCGGATAACGGGAGGGATTCTTTCAGCTTGCCAATCATGCCGCATCACCCGGATTGAAGTTCTTGTAGATCGCATCGAAGGTGTCATCCACTTCCCTTGCAGTCTTCATCTTGCCGATATTCTTAACAACTCCGGCCTTGAACATTTTTTCACGAAGTTCATTAAACTTTTTCAGGGCTTCCTGGCTGTCGGTTATTTCGAAACGTTCCATGAATTCAGTCATACAGGCTCCGAAAGCATCGCCAACCGTTTTATCTGTGTTTTGAGCTTTCTCCGGGAGTTTATTGCTCTTACCAACAGGACCGTTTTCCGGCATCGGCGGGTTGCAGTACGCATTTTCCGCTTCCTTCATCTGCTTTTGTGCGGTCACTGCATTCGCCAGTTCTTCCGCTGAACAAATACCGCCGCCGTTTATACCAAGCCCAATCATTCCCAAAGCACGACCAACAGCAGACGTTTCGCAGTTCTCAATATAGGAAGTCTTATTGACCATCCCATAGCCTTTGGTTTCCTGTGCAAGTCCGGAGCCAAGGATCACAGGAACACCGTTTTCGTAATATCCGGCGACTGCCTGCATGACAACGGTTGTGCCGTCATGGCTGACGATCTCGGTCTTGATAAACCCTTCCGGAAACAGTTTACGGAAAGCTGTTACACGTTCAGGAACCATCGCATAATCTTTACCTTTCAGGTCAATCATGCTGATCTCGCTGTTAACTCTGGAAATATCCTCGTAATTCATTTGTAAATTCTCCTTTCACTTGCGCCCCGGAGAATCATGTGATACAATATCTCCGGGTGGTTTGTTGTCAGTCCTTCAAACTCCCTTCCCGTGATTTGCGAGTCCTCGAGACCGTCACGGGTTTTTGTTTGCGTAATACCATGAGATATTCCGGTTCGCCATCGGGCAAACAACGTCCGGCGGGATTCTGTCATCGTAAACAAGGTTCAGCACCGCCAGCACCATGACCGCCAGGATCGACAGCCACATCAGAATCTTTCTCATGCTTTCACCACCTTTCTACTTCATCTGCAAAGCTGTCCAGAGTGAAACCGAAGTCGGAGGCCTTGTCTGCAGCATCGGCGATTTCATCCTTCCACACCGTGCCGTCCGGTAACCCTTCAAGGAATGCCTGCGCCTGTTGGATCAGGTCGCGGGCTTTTTTCAGCCCTTCTACGATTGACTCCCGGTATTCCTCGCTTCGGTATTCTTCTTCGGTCTGCTCATGGTAGCCGACACCATTCATTTCAGCATCCCGAATGTACGGTGCATCAGCAATCTGTGTCATCTTCCTCGGTCTCCTTCTCAATATCGACCTTCAGCGTATACCGGCCTTCTTCGCCGTCCTCCAACGAAAACGCCCGTGATGCTGTGTCCGAAATGCTCATAGATACGTGGTCGATGGTTTCGTCATACATCCTGACCACTCGCCGGATATCCTCCAGCAAACAACCAATAAGAAATTCGCATTCCTGTCTGTTCATTGTCAGTCCTCCAATAAACACTTGTGATGTTTGTAGTATTCGTTCTGTTCATCGCTCCGGTCTTTCGACCACTCGCCGGAGCCTGAACACCGCCAGATTTCCAGCAGTTCCCGGCGTTTCCATGCTTCAGTTGGCAATTCGGGGTCTTCCTTCCATTTTTCCACCCTGATTGACCGGAAGCCGTCAACGTCGACGCTGAAAGCTGCATTTGTCATTTCCGGGTAAACCTTCCGGATCTCCGCCGTAAGCAGTTCAAGCAGTTCATTGACCTTATCCATTGTCAGTCCCTCTTTCTCGGGACGATCACCCGTCCCGTGGTTTTCTTTAGATTCACCCTGCGTTCTGTCGGCATTGCTTCCCGGCTCCGTTCCCATTCAGCCAACGCCCACGCCGGAGCTGTTAGTGGGTTTTCGTAATGGAACATCTGCCGCAGATACTTCCGGGCGGTTTTCGCTGTGCAGCCGTACCGCTCGGAAATATCGCTGACCTTCAGCAACCGTTCCATGCTCAACCCGCCTTTCGTGCTTTCCGTTCAACCGCTGCCTGAATCAGCGTTTCGCAGTCGCAGCCGAGAACCTGGGCGACCGTCGGAAGTTTATCCGCTTTCGGGAAGCAGGTTCCTTTTTCCCAACTGACCACCGTTCCCTGCGTTACGCCGCAGGCTTCCGCAACCTGCGTTTGGGTCATTTCTTTCATGACCCGGAGTTTCTTGATCAGGTTTATTGGAATCAGCTCCTTTCATTTGATGTCTAATAATATTATATGAAATATTCAAATATTGTCAATAGTTTTCCAATATTCAATCAGGATATAATACCGGGGATATACCGCCCCGGCTCGGTCTGTCTTTACGATACCTTTTCCACTTGGTCGAAGGTAAACCAGAACGCTTTCCGCATCCAGCATTTCCCGCCGGATTCTTCTTCCCAGTTCGCTTCCTCGTTCTTCGCTTCTTCACCCTTCTTCCCGGAATACTTCCAGATGGGAAAGGTTGCTTTGGCGTGTTCGCCTTTCTTGACCTGATAGCCCAAATCTTTCCAGCCGTTGTATGTATGGATGGGTTCCGGTTCTGGGAGTTCTACTTTCTGACCGTCCGGAAGTTCCTGTACGAATAGCCGCCCCGTGGGCTTCAGGATTCCGGTCTTCATCAGTTCCAGCGATTCCCGCAGGATAATTTCACTGTTCGTCATCTTCTTCGTCCTCCCCGTCAGTTTCTTCTATGTCCCGCATCGTGATGCCGCCGTAGGTATACCAGCCGTATGACTTCCGGTCATTCCCGATATAAACCGGGGTGTCTTCATCGAAATCGCTGAGTGCGTCAATCAGTTCGCCAACGGTCATCGTGTTTCTGATTTGGTCGGTTCCGTAACCTTCCCGGTTTGCGTTAATGATGATTGCCATTGGTGCGTCCCTCCTTCCACTCTTTCAGTTTCCGTTCGTTCTCCTGCTCAATCTGGCGGTGAATCTCCAACCGTTCCTTCATACTCATTGTCAGTCCTTCCTTTCTCCGGTCTGGTACCGGCTACGACATCCGGGAGTTCCGGGTGCCGTCTGCCGGGATCAGGTTAACAGATGCTAAGTTCAAACACTTTGTCAATCCGATTCATCTCGGCCCAACTAAACGCCATCGGGCCAACGCAGTTGTTTTCGTCCTTGAACTGTTCGTATGCTTTGATAGCCTCTTTCGCATCCTCCTTCGTCTTGGCGTTTCCTATCAGCTTCATCACTTTTTCCTTCGTCATCGTGGTGACCTCCTTCATTTGATGTATTCATTATATATTATATTTCCAATATTGTCAATAGTTTTCCAATAAAATATTGAAAAAAATATTGGATAAATTATAATTATCACAAAAGGAGGTCAAAAAAATGGATGATATTATCCGCAATCTTCGGAAGCGGCACTATCTCACTCAAGCCGAGTTTGCGAAAAAGGTCGGAGTTACGCAGGGAACCGTCAGCCAGTGGGAACATGGGATCATCAGCCCGAACTCAAACCAGTTGCGATCCATTTCTGAAGCCTTCGGTGTTTCGATTGATTCGCTGATCGGAAAAAGCACACGGGATGAATACGTAAAGTTAAGCGATATCGAATATAGATTGATAACGGCTTTCCGGGATGCTGAAAACACGATCCGGGAAGCCGCCCTGACCATGCTTGAAAACAGTGCACTCAAAAAAGGTGCAGTGGCAGGATAATTGACTTATGCCTCGTGAGAAAAAGCCGACCCTGAAGCGCAGGAAGGACGGGCGGTACAGGTGCGTTTACCATGGCCTGCAATTTTACGGAACCACCCCGGAAGAAGCCTTCGCCGCAAGGAATGAGTATAAGCTATTATCGCAGAAAGGTTTTTCCAGCCGGTCAACGGTCAGCGAGTACGCTTTGCCCTGGCTGAAAAGAAGCTATCCGTCTGTTGCTGATTCAACGTATACCGGGCTGGCAATTCATCTGCAACACCTTGTTGACTGCATCGGAGATAAACCGCTTGCCGAAGTCATTCCTTCGGACCTGAAACAGGTTTACGCAACAGAATATAAAGGGCTATCGAACTCGTACATCCGTTCGGCAAAGCAACTATACTGTGCCTTGTTTGATTCCGCACAGGCCGACAGGCTGATCACGTCCAACCCGGCGAGGGACAAGACAGCGAAACCGGGCAAGGGGAAGAAACCGAAGGAAAGGATATTGACTGCAAAGCAGCGGGAATATATCGAAACACTGTGCCTTGACCACCGGATGCACCCGGCTGTGATGGCGATGTTATATGCCGGTCTTCGACCGCAGGAATGTAAAGCCTTGAATATTGACCGGGATATAGATTTTGAAAACAACACGATCACAGTGCAGAAGCAGGTACATATAGACGGGCAAAAATACGCCGTTTCAGGCGAGTTAAAGACGGATTGGAGTAAAAGGACTATCCCGTTATTCCCGCCGCTAAAAACGGCCTTACAGGGCCGGACAGGGATGCTTATCACATCAGCGCATGGAAAGCACGTCACGATCCAGGCATGGAAAACCGGCTGGCAGTCTTACATCTATTGCATGGAAACCGCTATCAACGGAGTAAGTAAACGCTGGTACGGGAAAACAAAGGATCAGAAAACAAAAAAAGAAGCCGGGGAACTCCCGGCGTGGATTGACTTTGATATTGTCCCTTATACCCTTCGTCACGCTTTCTGTGCTTTCTGCCGGGATAACGGAGTTGATATAAATACCTGCCGCCGCTGGATGGGCCACTCGGACGCAAAAATGATTCTCAAGGTATATGATTCAGTATCAGCAGACCGGGAACAAACAGAGCGTGAAAAGGTCGAAAAACAATGGAATCAGGTTCAGAACGAGGTTCAGCAGGAAAATGATACATAATACAACCGTTGATATATAAGCGTTTGTACATTGTACAACTTTTCGCCTGTTAACCGAAGGGTTGTAGGTTCGAGCCCTACCTGGGGAGCAGAAAAAAGCCCGGAGTTTAACGCTCCGGGCTTCTTCTTTT